GAAGGTGATGGGGAAGAAGAGGCAGAGAAGAAACAATACAAACTCGCAGACAAGTTTTGGAAGGAGGGGATGCTATGATGGGATTACTACTTTTTGCATTGGCTGGCTTTACATTCGGTCTTATTGTGGGTGTATGCCTTGGTTCTGGTTTAATTGATGATTGGAGTCGAAGATGAACTGTATTGATTGTGGTGAAAAAATTCCTGAGATTCGACTTGAAGCGAATCCTGATACAGACTATTGTGTGAAGTGTGTTGACAAACACATCCCCAAAGTCCGTGGTTATATGATCTATGGTCATAAGACTGCGGGTGAAATTGTTATTGCGAAGGGTAAAGAAAATATCCGTCGCTTGGAAAGAGAATATCATAGGAGTCGATGATGACAACAACAGAATCTAGATTTACAAATACAGTGAACGGTGAAACAATATTCACCGGAAACACTGACATTTACAAGGGAGTTAAACTTCACACTGGTAGAGGGGCATTTCCCGAAAGTGATATTCCAAACGCTTTGCAGTATCATGATTACGAGTATCAACAGTACCTTAAAGTTTTGGATCTAATTGAAAATCAAGAGAACCCAACGATGGTGGAGTTAGGATCGTATTGGGCTTTTTGGTCTTTGGTTTTCAGACAGAGATTTCTGCGAGGAAGAAATGTTCTTGTCGAATATTCAAAAAGAAATCTTCAAATCGGCTTGGACAACTTTGCTCTAAACGATTATAGTGTTGAGGGTGTTCACGGAGGTTTCTTCTTGGAGGACTCTAACGAGTTTGGTTCCGTGGTTGGAGCAGAAAATATTGAACGCTGTGCAAGACCCACCATCGAAACTCTCTACTATCGTGACGATGGATCCAAATATACGACCACTCCAATCTTTTGGGATAACAGTCTTGAAGGAGACATGTCCGGAGGTGAAATTAATTTTGTTGAAATGTGTGAAGAGAAAGAGATTGAAACAATTGATCTTTTGCACATGGATATTCAAGGTAGTGAACTTCCGTTGATTAAGCACTTAAGTGAAACACAATTTTTACAAAACGTCAAAGTGGTTATGGTGGCAACTCACTCTCCATCAATTCATCTTGAGTGTGCAAGCACGTTGCAAAACAGCAATTTTAAATTGCTGAATATTTTCCCAATCGAAATGATAAAACTGACCGGAGGTGACGGTATGTTGGTAGGAGTTAACAATGGCTAATAGCAAACATTTAAACGTAAAAGCAAAGCACCGCAAACGAAAGAATCGAAAGCGTGATCGTCGCATCGAAGAACTGCGAAACGCAAAGAAGAAAACTCTTCGTCAAATGAAAAACGAAGGTGGACTTCCAAAAGTTTTGGAGGAGTTGATCTGATGTATGGACTTTGGCACAACGATTTGAACAAGTGGATGATTGACAGATTCAATCACGAAACACAGGAAGAAGATGTCGCTCTTTTCAAAACGAAAAAAGAGGCACTCGAAGAAGCCGATATTATCAATCGTGAGTGGTCAAAGCGAAACGGAAAGATGGTGATGAAAAGAACCGAGGAAGTAAAAGTCAAGCAGTATCGAAAGGCAAAGAAATGAATCAATATAGATTGCACATTGATATCCCACTCGGCACTGACGAAGAACAGGCAAAGAAGATTGCTCGCAACTTTGTTCAGTCTCACCTTGACTTCACAAACACTTCTAGCGATGGTGTCAAAGAAGTAAACTACCGACTCGGACACGATGAGGATCGGCAGAAATCAAACTATCTCGACATCAACGAAAACGGTCACTGTAGTAACAAAAAACTTCGCATCACCTATGCTTAACTTGGAATGACATGGCTAGATTAATTGAAACCGAAGTTAGTGAGTTGAGTGATGGGATTATAAATCAAATCCAAAGACTTGCTGAAATTCAACTGGAAAATGGGTGGCATCAACCGCAACCCCTAAAAAATTCTATTTACTCTCGATTCATCGGATTGTATAAAATTATTCATGAGGAAGATGGAGTAATGTATATCGGTATGGGTAATATAAATCAACGAAGAGTAAGGCACGTTGGTGTGTTTAAAAATAACGGGAAAGCGATGGTTTCAGAAAATGGAAGATCATCAGACTCTCCTGTTGCAAGAAAAATGTATGAACACGATTCGGACATTAATCATTGGAGCATTAGTTTCATGACATTGGATGATGACATTGATCGTTTCGTTGCCGACGCTGTTATGAAAAGAATTGAGTGCATATTATCTGAAGAATGCAGTCCTGCCTTTTCCACAAAACATATGGTGG